GATTATCACTATGACGCAACAGAGAAGGTATACCTAGCACGACAAGTCACACAAACTGATATCGACAATAAGTATCTATCTATCGAAGACTCAGTTATTGGTGTCACTAATATTCTTCCAATTGGTAACAGTTATTCTACAAACAATCTATTCAATTTGAGATATCAGATTGCATTGAACGATTTGTTTGCGTTTAACACTGGTCCATTTGCACCATATTACATGGCACTTCAGAACGTTGCTTTAGCCGAAGAATTGTTCGTTGGTAAACAAGGTATCAGATTTCAGAGACATTCAAACAAACTATACGTAGACATTGCTTGGGGTGAAAAGATTGTGCTAGGCGAATATATGCTTATTGAAGCATATCAGAAAATTGATCCAGATGTATACACAGACCTCTACAATGACAGATGGCTTCAGAGATATTGTACAGCATTAATTAAAAAACAATGGGGTGAGAACTTGAAAAAATTCGAAGGCATTTCTATGCCAGGAGGAGTTTCTTTTAACGGACAGAAAATCTGGGATGAAGCTACAGAAGAAATTCAATCTATAGAATCAGAAATGATTAGTTCATACTCATTGCCTGTTACCGATATGCTAGGCTAATCACATGGCACGTAATCGTCATTTTAATCAATACACTCCTGTCAAACAGGAACAAAATCTTGTTGAAGATTTGATCATCGAATCCATCAAGATTTATGGTGTAGATGGTTATTATCTTCCAAGAACACACGTAAACTTAGATAAGATTTACGGTGAAGATGCACTTATGATTTTTGATGATGCACTTGAGTTAGAATTGTACATTAAGAGTTTTGATGGATTTGCAGGGCAAGAAGACTTTCTTTCCAAATTTGGTTTGCAAATTGACGAATCAATCACATTTGTTGTTGCACAGAAACGTTTCACACAGTCTTTGAAGCCATCATTCATAACAGAGTATGGATATAATTTTAAAAATGAAGATGGTGAATATCTATTGGATGAGCAATCTTATGACTATGCAAGCATTCTAAGACCAAGAGAAGGAGACTTGATTTGGATTCCTATGCTTGGATACATGTACGAAATTAAGTTCACCGAAAACATCGAAAACTTCTTTCAATTGGGTAAACTATACACATACGAAATGCGTTGTGATAGATACGAATACTCTAGCGAACGTCTTGATACTGAAATTGCCGATATTGATGGTATTGAAAATCAATACAGCTTGTCAACTGTCAACAATGAAAAAATGCTTGATGAAGATGATTTCTTATTCTTACTCGAAGACGGAACATTTATCATTAACGAAGCAGATGTTGTTGTTGCCGCAGAAGTTTCAGCAGACAATGAAGAGATTGGTCAGAAAATTATTGATGGCGATATTTTAGACTTCTCAGAACAAAATCCATTCTCACTATCAAGGACTTTCTAGTATGATGTTCGGACACGACTTTTACCACGGAACGTTAAGACGTTACGTAATTATGTTTGGTAATTTTTTCAATGAAATCCAAGTTGACAGATATAATGACACGGGAACTAAAATTCAAACGCTAAACGTTCCTATCGAATATGGACCAAAACAAAAGTTCGTTCAGCGTGTTTTGGGTGATCCTACGCTGAATCGTGAGATTGCGGCAACATTGCCTAGACTTGGATTTGAATTTACTAGCATGACATATGCGCCACAGAGAAAGTTAAATAGCGCACATAAAATCTCTAGGGGTGTGAATACTGGCGGGCTTGATTTTGACTTTATGTATTCTCCAGTACCATACGACTTCAATTTCTCTTTGCACGTTCTTGTTAAAAATACTGAAGACGGCACACAAATTGTAGAACAAATTGTACCATTCTTCACACCAGACTTTACTGTTACAATGAAAATGGTTCCAGAGTTAAATTTGAACATGGACATTCCAATTGAGTTGGTGTCTGTAACTTCAGACGATTCTTATGAGGGAGACTTTGAATCACGTAGACTTCAAACATGGCAACTAGATTTTGTTGTTAAAGGATATCTATTTGGCCCAGTCAACAAATTCAAGTACATTGTCAGAGAAGATATTAATCTCATTGATGATGGTTCTGCAATTAATAAAGCAATTATTTCTACCCAAACGTTTACGGGTAATTCTGAGTTTGAAATAACTGAATCCCTAACTACTGATAATGGATATACAAGCTAATGAAAAAAACAGTTGATGATAAATTGAATGATATTTTTGATGTGCAAGGTAAGATTGTTGAGCAAGCATTTCCTGTAGTAGTAGAACAAACTAAAGACCCTGTTCCTACTGGCGCACCAAATGATGAATCCATTGATGCTGACTATGAATATGCAAGAGAGAATTTAAAGCTATTCATTGAGCAAGGCAAAGTTGCTATGGAAAACATTATTTTCTTGGCTAAAGAAGGTGAGTCTCCGAGAGCATATGAAGTTGTAGGGCAATTGATTAAAACATTATCAGACACTAACAAAGATTTATTAGATTTAGGTAAAAAAGTAAAAGACTTGAAGAGTAAAAAAGATGACACACAGCAACCACAGCATGTAACGAATGCATTGTTTGTTGGTAGCACAGCAGAATTACAAAAGCTAATTGGTAAAAGATGACAGCAAAATCCTATCTAGGAAATTCTCTTCTAAAAGCATCTGGCGTTCCACTCAATTTCACTAAAGAAGAGATTGAAGAATACTTGAAATGTGCTGACGATCCGATATACTTCATTGAAGGTTATTGTAAGATCGTCACGCTAGATCACGGGCTTCAACCATTCAAACTATACGATTGTCAAAAAAACAAAGTAAAGATTATCCACGAGAATCGTAAAGTTATTCTTATGGAAGGGCGACAGCAAGGTAAGACAACAACCTCAGCCGCATATATTCTTTGGTACACATTGTTTCAAGGAAGCAAGACTGTAGCAATTCTAGCCAACAAAGCGACTGCCGCTAGAGAAGTTTTGTATCGTTATCAGATCATGTATGAGAATCTTCCTACATGGCTTCAGCAAGGTGTCACTACATGGAACAAGGGTGATATTGCTTTAGAGAATGGTTCAATCGTATTCACAGCCGCAACAAGCGCATCAGGTATTCGTGGTAAATCAGTTAACTTATTGTATGTTGACGAAGCCGCTATCATACCGAACAATGTAGCAGAACAATTCTTCACCTCAGTTTATCCTACGATTTCTGCTGGTGAAACAACAAAGATTCTGCTAAGTTCTACCCCTCTAGGATACAATCATTTCTGGAAGTTCTGGAATGATGCTGAAAGCGACAGAAATGGATTTGTCAATCTATTCATTCCATATTGGGAGATTCCCGGACGTGATGAAAAATGGGCGTCCGAACAGCGAAGATTGCTAGGTGAATTGAAGTTCAATCAAGAGGTATTATGTAACTTCTTGGGTTCTAGTTTGACGCTAATTGCTTCAGACTCTATTGCACAAATGTCGGCCGATCCGATTATCTATCAGAAAGATGGACTTGACATTTATGAAAGAGTAGAAAAAGATCATTCTTATTGTATCGTTGCAGACACGGCTAAAGGTGTCGGTGGCGACTACTCAGCATTTCAGATTATCGACATAACTCAGATGCCATACAGAATTGTAGGTAAATACAGAAACAATGAAATCAGCCCGCTTTTGTATCCGTCAGTACTTTACAGAGTCGGTAAAGAATACAATGAAGCATATGTTCTGATTGAAATCAACTCTTCAGAACAAGTCGCAGAGATTCTTTATGCTGAATATGAATATGAGAATATTATTTCTGTCAGTCGAACACCTCAAGGACAAGTTGTCAATGGGGGATTTGGTGGCGGAAAAACTCAACTCGGAGTAATTACCGACAAGAAAGTCAAACGCATTGGGTGTTCTAACTTTAAATCAATGGTTGAAGAGAAAAAACTTCTCATTACAGATGCTGATACTATAGCAGAAATTTCAACATTCATCGAAAAAAGAAATAGTTACTCTGCGGATGAAGGATATCACGATGACTTGGTTATGCCTTTAGTGCTATTTTCATGGTTGACAACAAATTCTTATTTTAAGGAGTTGACAAACATCAATATTAGAAAAGAGTTATATGATGCACGTATTAAAATGATCGAGGAGGAAGTTACTCCATTTGGTTTTATAAATACAGGTGAGGAAGAAAATCAGTTTGTAGACACATCAGGGCAAGTTTGGAATTTAGAAACTCATAAATCCGAGTTTTTATAAATAAAATAAACAAACCCACAAAACAAACATCATTATAACAAGGAGAATTCAATGGCTATAAGTCTAATATCACCAGGAGTTAAGATTACTGAACAGGATTTAGTATCTTCATCTCAATCGGTATCAACAACAGCCGGCGGAACAGTCGGACAATTTCGTTGGGGTCCAATCGATAAAGTTACATCAGTTACTTCTGAAACTGATTTAGTTGACAGATTTGGTAAACCAAATGCAACTAACGTTGTGGACTTTTTGTCTGCCGCTAACTTTTTAGGATACGCAAATCCTTTATTTGTCGTTCGTGCCGCTAATACAGCATTGAATGCTACAGCAGAAACTACAACAGGTTCTGGCACAGCAGGTACAGGTTCATTGATTAAGAATGAAGACGCATATTTAAATACAGCATCATTTAACGTTGGTCCTTGGATTGCTCGTTACGCAGGCGAATTAGGAAGTTCATTGAAAGTTTCTATTTGCCCATCTAGCACCGCATTTCAATCTACTCCAGCTGGTGGCGTTGCAGTTTCAGCCGGTTCTACTTCAGTTACTGGAACAAACACATTATTCCAAACAGACTTAACTGTTGGTGACGTATTGGTTATTGCTGGTCGTTCAATTAAAGTTGCTTCTATTGCAAGTAACACAGCATTGACACTTGCAGAAGCACACATTTCTGGTACAGCAAATACAGCTTTCACACGCCGTTGGGAATTTTTTGGTGAATTCGATTCTGCACCAGGAACATCTTCTGGCGCATCAGTCGCTGGCGCATCTGGTGACGAATTACACATTGTCGTTGCAGACAGACTTGGTTCAATTACTGGTGTTGCAGGAACAGTTCTTGAGAAATACGGTTATTTGTCTAAAGCATCTAATGCTAAAGCAGAATCTGGTGGATCATCATACTACAAAGACACTATCAACACACGTTCTAACTATATTTGGTGGGCAGCCCATGATTCACAAGGAACAAATTGGGGTAATCAATTCATCACATCTGGTTCCGCTGTAACATATACAGCAGTTACTAAACCAAAAACGTTCTCTCTTGCTGGTGGTTCAGACGGCAATACAATTAGCGATGGTGATCGTTCTACAGCATTTGGTCTATTAGCAAACAAGCAAGAAGTTCCAGTCTCAATTATTGTTGCTGGTCAAGCTACTGCTACAGTTATCAATAGAATCATCGGTGACGTTGCTGAAGTTAGAAAAGACGTTGTTGTAACAGT